CTGATGTTAGGCACTTCGACTTGCTCATAAGCATTGTTTTTTATGCGTTCTATGGTTGAAGACAATGCACTGGTATATCCCATAGTTGTCTCAAGTGTTCCAACAGTTCCTGCTCGGTCTTGAGCCATATTTTGGTCTGAGCTCAAGTCCCAATATGAGCCAGCTGAAATTGACAAACCTGTGGTTGAATCTGCATCCATATCAATGGTATAGCGGATAGGATTCATTCCTTGTCGTTCTGCGTCAATATCAGCGTTGTTTAGTCGACTGTACCAACTTTCATAGTCAGCCAAAGTTTCAATATCAGATTGTCCACGGATTTCTCCAGTCAAGCCATCATTGATAATAACAACCGCAGGAATATACTCAAATTTTGTAGGTCTGGCTGCAATGAGCTCATCAATCAGATTTCCCACGCCATCATAGATGCCCTCTTCAATCCAACAGAAGCCATTATCCATCCAGTACTTCTTTTTGTAAATTCTCTGCTCGGTCTTTTCTGAGGATTCTTTGACATTGTAGAAACACACAATCTTGTTCAGTATGCTTGAATCTTCTTCGTCAAAGTCATATACAAACTCCAAAGATGGGCTGAATTCTATGCTGATTTTTTGTGTATCCTCGTTGAAATTTACAAAACATGCAACACGTTTTCCGATAAAACAGTCCTTAGCAGCTTTCAGCAGCTTAGAGAAAAAATGTGTTTTCTTCAAAACTGTATCAATGTAAGCTTGTGTAATTGTGCCCATTTCCTTGGCTTGTTCAACTTCAGCTTTGTTGTTTGGGTCATGAACTACACTCACCCAGATATCAGGTTTTTTGCTAAATAAAAATCTTGCTTGCTTGTTGATAAGTGCAGCGGATTGTTTGAATCTCAAATCTGCAGGGACATAATCACCGTTATTGCCCTCTGTAGTAAATTGTGCACCATGGTCATACACGTCATACAGCTTGATGATTTCACCAAGTTCTGCGAGTACATCATGTCTATATAACCCCTCAATCTCGCTCGTGATGAGCTGAGTGGGCACATTCCAAAATGGTGCAATTATTTCTTGTGCTTTTTTCAAGCCCATCAGTGTTCACCTTTCTTTCTATCAAGTCTTTCTTGATACAGTTTTCTTTGTTTTATGTGTAGAATTTGTATCTCAGGATTTTGCTTCGCAAATTTAATTAGCCATTTTGGCTCGTATCCAAACCAAAGAATCTGGCTGGGCTGAGCTATTTGTACCATAGCCTCAAAGCCTTGTTTAAATCGGCTCTTTACCTCAACAAAAGATTCTTGTTTCTGAGCTCTATTATCATCAGCAACACAGCCCTTGATTGATACAGCTATACACCCTCCTTGCGGTAAGACATTGAAACTATAGTCATATGACTGCTTATCACTCCATTGGGAGTTGGCTATGACTTTCAGTCCTGCGTTCTGCCACCACCAGGCTACAAAATTTGTTCTCCAGACATTCCAAATCTGCATAGCTCTTGGCATACCTACATAAGTTGAAAAATCCGGAGCAATCACTGCTGCAAACTGCCTCAAAAATTCTGTATTCTTCTTGAGCTGGCTCCACACTCGTTCAAATTTGTAGTCATATATATATATATATAGAAATGAACAATGTATCTTTTTCGTTGTCCCTGAGGAATGAGATGACATTCATCAAATGCCACAAGCTGATATTTCTCAGGATGTTTTATTCTAATCGCTCTAATTACAGGAATACCATATTCACCAATGAGAGGCATATCCACAGGATATTTGTAAAAATTCAATGTATCACAAGTTCCGTCAAGAACTGCTTTCAGCATAAAATTTACCCTCCTGAGTGTGTGTTTCTCTTGCGGTCTTTGATATCCGCAACGTTGTATGTATCTAGTCCATACCAGATTGCCGAAAATGTATGCGGGTCAATATTGAATTCATCCATTATCATTACACCCTTGTTATCTTTGGCATAGGTGAGGTTTTTTAGTTCCCGTATAGTGTTAATGCAATCAGGGCTGCATATTATCTTGCGAAAACGCTTGATTTTCTTGGTGTTTTCCAACCTTGAAATCTTGTAACAAGCTCGCATTTTAAAGCCCTCTTGTTGATAGAATTTGATTGTTTTTGGTTCAGCGCAATCAGCGGAGATTTGTACTTCATCATATCCTGCTCTTTTCAGCTCCTTGGCTGTTTTATCATCAGTCATATGATTCTTGTAATATTCACCATACAAATACAGATACTTGTTTTTGTCATCAACAGCCATGTCAACAATAGCGTTGTAGGATGTCTCAAACCCGAAGTCCATTCCATGAAAATGGAATTTTCGGTCAATGCCTTTGACTTTATTGAGCACCTCGTCACTGCTTTCTGCAACGACAAACTGAGGCAATACCCTTATGCCATTGACTCCGAACTGCCCTTTTTTGGCAACTCTGTACAAATCTATGTCATAAGTTTTCATGTCTTCAAGTTCATCAATGTAACTTTGTGGCAAGAATAAATTATCCTCACAAACGCTATGGTGATAATATGTGCCATTTTTAACAATAGTGCGCCGTTTATACAATTCCTCATCATCTAGAATTGTCACCGTGTCACCTTGGTCGTCCACTCTTTTGAAAAAATGCTGGTAAACCCAGTTGTCTGTGTCGACAGGATTCAGTGACAATATGAAGTGTAGGGACTTGGTGGGATGTCTCAAACGTCCTCTTAATTCTTTGTAGCCAGAATATTTGATTTCACTTGCTTCTTCCAACCAAACGATGGATATCCCATTGATGGATTTGAGCTTAGCAGGCTTGTCCATACCTTTGAAAATTATCTTGGAACCATTTGGAAACAGGAACTGCATTGGGCTGGTTTTGTACCTAACCCGAGAAGATTGTGACTTTCGGGCATCCTCTTCAAGCAAATCCATCTCCCCAAGAATTTCCAGAAACAAATCAAAGCAACTGTCTCGGATTGTGTCATATACCTCTCTCACAACAAGCACTTTTCTCTGTTCTTCCAGGCATTTCAAGATAATTTTCAAACATATGTGATAAGATTTGGATGAACCATATCCACCTACACACAAATATGTCTTGTAATCCCAATCAAATATGAATTTTCTGAATCTTGGATTTACAGCTTTTGTTACGGTTTCCATGGTTCATCTCACCTCTTATCTTGTATATTTCACCAATGGCAAGTGTAGTGAAACTTGTTAATTTTGGTTCTCAGTCTTCATCGTCATTTTGATTAGCATCAACAATCCGTATCTCAATCCCAGCATTTTTTACAGAACTACTATCAAGCAATTTTTTCTTCATATCAAATTCTTCTTGTAAAATCTTTGTTTTTTGTTTTATCGCTTGTGTTTCGCGATGTTCCTTTGGTGTTTGCCAACCAAAACCATTTCTCAATACAAATTGTCCGCCCATACCACCATTGCGAGAATACAACTGCATCTCAGCATATTCCTCAATCCTTTGTCTTGCTTCCAAGACTACATCAGCAAACTCAGGTGGTATCAACCCAGCCTTTGCTTTTTGGTGGTATGTTCGCAATGTACCTGTTGTAATTCCCAAATGTCTTGCCAAACCCGATATTGTGTATGGTTTAGTTTGTTCCATAACATAGCAACCATATTCATCCCGAACAAACTCACCAGTTTTCTTGTCTATTACAGGTTTCATACAAGAACTGAAGTAACTGTTACATTCACGTTTTAATTCCTCAGGTGTCTCATATTTGCGTCGAGCACCGATACAATGGGCAAATGGGTCAATTCTCTTCAACGCTCTGTGTTTAGCTCTTGCTTTGGCATTAGCATGAAGAAATGTGTAGTCTGCCTTGATATCTGTCATATCAAAGTAATACCGAGAACCAACGTGCTTTATGTACGCACTCAAAATTGATTCACCCTCTCAAAATAGTTTCTTTATTTTCATAATTTCTCGTTTTTCTCTATTCTTATTATACTATATTTCTACAAAAAAGTAAAGCTTTTCTTTTTCTCGTTTAGGTAATATGTAAAATCTGCATTTTGTTTTGTTTTATTTCATTTTACGTTTCCTGCGAAGCAGAGCCCAGGGTGCATACCCGAAGAACTGCGGGAGCAGCCATTTTGGTTTACAATAGGTTACTCCGAAATCTAAATTTTATTGTAATTATTAACGAACTATTAAATATTTCCGGTCAAAAGATTAATTTTACAAGGAAAAAGTTTTTGCTATTGTAATGAATTTACAATAAAATCGGTATAAATTTTACAATAATTCAACAATAACAAGCAATAAATTTTTACGCCGATTTTTTTCGCTAGATTACTTTTATATAGAGATTTTTATATTATTGTTATTTTTATATTTTTCTCTACGTTAAACTTTAATAGAAAAAAATCGGCTTTGTAAGATTCCATAAGTCTTTTGTATTTTTACAATAAAGTAACTCCCCAATTTTTAGAACGTTTATTGTAAAAAATACCGATTTTTCTATTTTTTACTCCAATAATCCGCCGATTTTTCGTCTATTTTTCCGAAAAATCAATTTTTCTACTTTTTATCGCTTTTTTATTTTTCTCTCTACGGCTATTTTATAAAATAAAAATCGGCGTAAAAAATTACAATAAATTCTAAAATTTAGCAATAAATTTTACAAAGAAACAACACCGATTTTTCTACTTTTTCGCCCAACAAAATACCGATTTTTCGTAATTTTGCCCCAATAGAATACCGATTTTTAGAACCTACTAAAATTTTACTTTTTACCATTTCAAGTCTAAGCTATTAACACAGTATTAATAACCACGAAATTTATTGTATCTAATTTTGTTTATTGTAAGATTTTCTACAATGCTATTGTATTTACAGTCATTTCTAAGTTTACGAATTGTTAATAAACTTTTTACCAAAAATACTTTATTATTGCTTCAATTGGTAGTATAATATACTTGTAAGCTAAAGAGCAGTTAGCTCGAACACCGAAACTCGAAAGGAAATGATTACTATGGAAGAAACATTATTAGGATTGGCTGAATC